CGCTTATAAGTAAATTCACTTTAGTTTCTAATGCGCTTATATTTGAGTTCACTGTATTTGCGTTTGCCAAAGGAGTTGAGGCACTTGGTGAGCCAATTTTAAAACTTGAGCAAGTGGCTTCAAAGTCACCTGCGCTTTTGCCCTCAAGCTTTGTTGAGCCACACTTGAACACCCAGCCGTCTGAACTCACCGCATCACTTGGTAATTTATTGGCTTTGGTTCTGATGCCAGGTATAGCAAAAGAGTCTGAAAGATCGTGCATTCTCAATGATCTTGGCTCCACTTGTTGAGAGCCATCACCTTCATACCACTCATCAATTGAGCGACATGAGCAGATCAAAAGCACCTGATCACCCTTGGCAATTGGGAATGTTAAAGAAGCAGGTCCACCACTTGAGAATTGAACAGGCACATCATGTGCTTCACCCCACTCTTCAAGCTCATAACCCTCTTCAGTTTCATAAGTCTCTTCAAAAGGCACTTTAACGCTCACCGTTTGCAATTCACTGTTATAGCTCAAAACTGTGGCAGGTATCGCTGTTTTTATACGGCTTTGGTTGTATTCATTAATGCGTGAAATACTGGACTCTTCACTTGTGTATTGGCTCATAATTTACCCTCAATACTTGTCACCCACTCGCCTTGAGTCTTTGGCTCATGGATCACATCAGTCATGAGAATGTCAGCACTCAAAGCGTTTGATTTCACTCTCACTTTTTGCCCAGGCTGCAAGTCAAAGCGCAAAAGGCTTTCAAACTTCCATCCGGTTTCAGTCTGCTCTGGCACACCGATCAAGCCTGACTCTGGATCTAAAATAATGATCTCGTCAATTATTGAAAGGTTTGAACCCACGGTATACAAAGAGCCATCATTGATCTGAAAGCGCAAATTGAATGAACGGCAAAATTCAGCATAATAGTCAATAGCTAAACCCTTGAGAGTTCTGGCTTTTGCCAATTTGCCTGTGACTGCTGAGAGATCAATGTTTCCTTTTTTCAAAGGAACCACTGTACTTTTTTTATCGCTCTTGGCTCTCTTTGACTGCTTGATCACAGGAGCAGAAGTCAATACTTTGATCAACGCCTCCATGACGGCCTTGTTTGTGGTTCCTGCTGCGAACGTCTTTTCGATCTTTGCATTGCGTGTAGTCTTGGCCCCATCTCTGATGATGAGCTTTGTTTTCCAATTCACACCCTCACGCTTGTTTTCCACGAGATCAATTTGGCCTTTGAATAATTGCCCGTTGAGATCTGCTGCCGTGTATCCTGCGATCAACTCAACGCTCATGCCATCTTGAGCAAGGAAAGCCCTGCTGTCAGCATTCAAATTAAATATAGTGATCTCTGACTTGTTCGGCTCTTTTTCAATTGACTTGTGGATCTTGGCTTCAAAGTCAATGTCTGTCCATTCTCTTGAAATACTATTAAAAGCAATGCCTCTGATCTTCCAATATCTATTAGCTAGACGGCTCATAATAAAGAACCACCCTCTCTCCCAAATCATCAGCAGTCGGATCTAAACCTGCACCACTTTGATCAATGACTTTCAACTCACCAGGTGGCAAAAGTTCATTGCTGTATTGAGTCAATAATGAGTTATCAGCCCTCAATACCAAACCTGCAATAATGAGAGTTTGAGCAGCAGTTAAAATATCAAGAGTCCAAAACTCTGATCTCTCATTCCATTGGATGCGAAAATAATAGTCAACATCATTGAGAGCAGACACCTTGAAATTCTGAATGGGTTCAGAAGTGAGGGGAATTATAAAACTCATGCTATTGTGTTAGCCTTTGAAATTTGGTTTGTTGTGGCGGGTGTCGGAGTTCTCACACCGCCTGATCTCGCAGGAGCAAAACGTCTTGCTGTTGGGCGATCTTTAGCCACATCAGGAAAGTTATTGCCCTTTTTTGAGTCTGCAAAGCGTATCTCTTTGACTGAAAGTGTGAAGGGTAAACCGTATCCGCTTGAGTTATCAACACTCAAAGAATAGTCTTGTATCTGCATGTTCTCCCAAATATCACGCCCTTTTGAGTCAAGGGTGATCAATTCATTGGCTTTCCATGCAGCCAACATCTTGTCATCAAAGTCTGTGTGTTCACCTGGTGTACCTTTTGCAAGTGCGCCTTCTCTTGTTAATGGTGCATCACCAAAGATACAATTGAAGTCCATAGACAAAGGGGCATTCTCAATATGATCCGCAATATTTGCGCCCACCTCAACACGGTAGTCGGTAGACTCACTTGAGTTTTTACGGCTGAAGCTTTTTGTCGCTTGAACCTTGAACTCAGTTTCATCTGCAAAAATAATAGTCAGCATCTAAGCTCTCCCAATTCTTTGAGGCACTTGACGTGCTGCATCAGATAAACCACGGTTAAAAGTGCTTGCTGCTCTTGAGCCAATGCGGTTGCCAATATCTGAAGGTGAACCGCTTGATCCACTGATATTATTCACTTGGCTCATGGGTGCATTGATCGTGATATTATAAGTGGTTCCAGTCATTGAGCCTGAAGGCACTGAATAAGATCCCACGTTTGCTGTTTGCATTTCAGAGCTTCCAACTGTTGCAAGTTGTGGCGCACGCATTTGACTTGTTAATGCTTGAAGTCCTGCGGGGTTTCCTGCCATGAGCTTCTGAACTGTGCCTTTGTTTATAACAAACTCACCTGGTGTTAAAACTGCGGGTACTGAGTCAACGTTTCCAGAGCCAGGAATGAACCCACCCTTGTTTCTTTTGACTCCACCGCCAGCAAATAAACCACCGATCACAGGTATGTTTGCTGCTGCATTTCTAGCAGCACTCACAAGCCCCGCAAAAGCAGCAATTGCTTTGCCTGGTAAACTTGCAAGCCAACCACCAATGCTATTTAAAGCACCCATAATAGAACTGAGGATCATTGAACCTGCGCTCATGGCAGCAGATCCGATACCCTGAAATACTGAGATCCCAAAAGATAACACTGAACCCATGAGAGACATGAAGAGAGATCCGAATGTTGAAAAAACAGACCCCGCATTTTGGCCCCACCAAGTGACAACACCGCCTAAATTCATGAGGCCCATGCCAAAAGCCATCAAAAAGATATAGACACTAGTAACGGCTGAACCAAGGCCAAACCATGACTCCATGAACCCGATCAACATCGAGTCGCCCGTTTGAGTGAATGTGTAAAAGTCATAAGCAAGAGCAGCCACAGCAATAATGGCAGCACCAATTAAAACAGGTATAAAAGCCACGGCTGCATTTAACGCCCATTGCGCAACAGTCGCTGCAATTTGCGCTGCTTTCATGCCTCTTAACGCCATTACAGCAGTTAATAACATATCAGCAATTGCAAGAGCTTTAAACCCAAGCCAATTGGCGGCAAATATACCAGCAGCAACAGCAGCAGCCTTTGTTAATGGCCCTATAAAACTCATCGCTGTTTTTACTTTGTCTAAAATACTTGGCAAGTTGAGTTTTACAAACACACCAAAGTCACGGGCCAAAGGTTGAAGCCCTTGAGCCGCTTTTGTCGCTGCTTTAAAAATACCTTTGAGAGATCCCTCAATTGACTTATAAAAGCTCAATAAAGCAAGATCAATATTGTCTGATAAAGTTGATGCAAGTCCTTTGGCAGTTTTGCTCAAACGCTCCATTGCGCCCTGTGTATCTGTTTCACTTGCAGCTTTGAGATATGCACCAAGTAAAGCGGTTTTATCTCCTGCTTTTACCATGGTTTTTGTAAGCTTGCCAGTTTTTGAGTCAAGAGAGGTGATCTCTAAGCCACCATTTTTGGCCTTCCCTGCCATGCCATTAAAGTTGTCTATCATGGCCCCTTGGCCCCGTGATGCACTCAACATGGTTTCGGTTAAGTCTGATATACTTTTGCCAGTTGTGTTGGCTGCCAAGTCTCCCAATTTACGCATGGACTTCATATCAACTTTAAACCCTGCTGCGTTTAAACGCATGAAGGAATTAGTTAACTCATTGACTTTAAAGGGTGTGCTTGCTGCCATGGTTTGCAAGTTTTTCATATCGGCCCTTGCTTGGTTTGGCCCTCTGAGAGTTGATAAACCAGCCATTAATTGCTCAGTATCAGAACCCACTTTGAGAGTTCTTTGCATCACGTTGTTTAATGCCTGGAAACCAACATAGCCCGCACCAATACCGATCACGGCAGTTTTAACAGAGTTTGCCATTGAGCGAACGCCTGAGAGTTGAGACTTGGCTTTTTTAACGCCTCTCAATTCCATTTTGGTTCTCAAACTGCTTTTGATAGAGTTTCCAATACCCTTAAAAGAGCTTTTCATGTTTCTAACGG